CGCCAAGATCATCGCCAGCGACGTTAAAGCTTGCCAGCGAAAGATTAACGATGCCATCGTCATCAGGATCAATTTGGCTGGGGTCTCCAGCCATCTCGCGGTGGTAGTACCAGTCGCGTGGGCGGATGTACTCTCCGCGAGCGAAGACCACAAATTTGCCCATATAGGTTTCCCAGCCATTTGGGTAGCCTTTATTTTTGGTTAAATTCCGCAGCGGAAGCCCCCCATCCAGCTTGAATACCTTGAATCCGCCATCGCCTTGGTGCGCAAAACAAGCGCTATTAAAAGGACGGAAGCGAAATTCGTATTGACCCCTTTCTGGATGCTTGATACGAATAAACGAATAAATATCAACAGGAGCGTTGCCCATTACGGCAAACAAGTAAGGACCAAGGAAAGTCCAGCCATCATTATCTGTTTTGTCCCGCGCCGCGTCACTATTGGAGGGGCGAACATCTAGCGCAAAAAACGAAACTCGATGTGCATATTTGTTCAGCTTGCCTTCACGCAGAATGACGTTACGGTCGTTGTAGCTCTTGTCTTTATTTTTCTTGCCGCCTGCCAGCTCGTAAGGCGTCGGCAGTGTATTGAAATTTGTGATGTTATTGAAGCGGCACCAGACGCGAGACTTAATGCCGATCTCAGTTACATCGCACCTGCGAGTGTTTTGAACAACAGCAGTCTCATATTTGAGTAGCGGATACCAAGCCTCGTCGATATCGTCAAACGGAGCGGCATAGGGAATATAGTTCTCTCTTTTAATAACTTCTTCGGCGACAATGCCAATACGCCTTGTAGCCTCACCCCAAGCTTCAATACATTTCAATTTAATCCTTATTCCGCCTTTGTTTGATAATGCAGGTCGGTAATAGTCATCTGGATCGCGCTTTACGACTTGCCACATTGTGCGGCCAATCATTACGGTTGATCCACGACGCAAAATTTGATCAGCGCGAGCGACGTTTGACTCAACCGCGTTTCTCACGTCATCTGCCTTGGCACGCTGCTGCGCATTATTTGCTTTATTTTCAAACGGTGTTTTGTCTTGACGATTTATGCCAAGACTTACAATAATTTCATCGCCTACATCTACTGCTACGTCAATTTTTATATTTGTCCAGCGATTAGGCTCGCTTGAACTCCCATCGTAAACAGACACTGGATCTAGTTTGGTAACTTCTCCAGTCGCTGCCGACTTATGGCGAACAATACCTATGCGCGAGGCAAAATTAACACCAGTACCAGGCATCCCTTCTTTTCCGTAAGGATGGAACACCCGTAGATAACGCGGCACATACTTTTTCATTTCCTCCCGTGCATCGCCTTTTTGGTCGGACTCCCATTCTTCTGGAATCGAAATAATTTTCCAGTCAGGTCTATAACCCGTTCCGTTCTGTATCCCACTGAATACACCGAACTGCGTTTGCGATGTTGGCGTGAAAGAGCCGCTAAAGCCTGCTTGTGCGTTGCCTAGCGATGTGGGACACACAAAAGCCTGTTCGTTATCGCTGCGATCTGTCGCACCCTCTAAAGCAAAATCGCCATAACGCAAGTTGTACATGCGCAAGCGACTACCTGGACCGAGCGCTTCATAGCCCGCGTTCCAGTAAAACTCATAAAACTGCGAGTACAGCGCATCAATGGGGATGTTGCCGAGAAAGATGCCCGCCAGATCAGGCTTTGCCATTGAGCCTTGACCAGCAACAAAGACAAGATGTGCAACCTGATAGGTGCCCCTGCTGCGGACGCGGGACCATGCCAGCAGAGGGGAAATCAATACACCACCACTGACGTAAGAAACACCAGTGCTATCAACGTGTGATTCTTGGCGCGTAAAAACAATGGGCACCACTGTCCCGTAACTTGCCAGCTCTTGGATCGAATCAAAACCTGAAGTTGGCGTAAATACGTCGCGTCCGCTTTTGCCGCCAAGTTGACGTGTGCGGATTCTTGATTCGTTAGGCTGTTGTGGTTTTGGCGCCAGCAAAAAGGAAACTGCTGTGCTGGCGAAACCAAGAACAAGGCTGAAGATTGCAATAATTTCAGCGCCTGTATTTTGCACATCTGGCACATGCGCGTAATCCGCTGGCCTTATGTAAGACTTGCTCCTTACCGTTGCCGAAAACTGCCTGTATTCTTCCTCGCTAAGACCCAGCTCTTCAATTAAGCGCTTCTCGAACGGAAGCAGTGGGTGTACTGGATCATGCCCAACGGGCACCATGCGACCGCCTGTAAATGCTGGTTGATGTACAGACATCCCTGATCCCAGAAAACAGAAAACGCCACCCGTGGGTGCGCTGTCATTAACACGTCACCATTGTAGACCGGCTCATCTATCCGTCGCCATGTCTTCAAAATGTCCCGTCCCACCAGCATTTTGTTTTCGTCATACCAAGCTGGGTTGGTAGGTGGATGCCAAAGACCTAGGCGGTCATGTACCGCAAAAACAAGGTGGATGCAGTCAATCGCCCTGTCGCTTTCACCGCCTCTTGCGCCAAGCCGATACGGGCGACCGATCAGGTCAATCACGTCAAACGGATTCGACTGGTAAGCGGCAGATTGCCTACAAGCTGACGGGTCAAGCGCTTTCGTGGTATATCCGCGCCAACAGCATCGAGCACAGAAGCCATATTCAACTGCAAGCTCGATTCGTCCCAAGTGCCATTAACGATTTGTCCGACATATTCACATAACACTGTGTAGTCAGGCTTGTTATCTGGATTGACTAAAACCGTCTGCACCTGTGCAATCCACACCTCTTGCACTGCGGTTTCGCCCCAGCCGCGACTAAGGCTGTTGTTTGGGAAACCCAAGGTAGCAGGCAGGTTGTCGCCAGTTTTGGTGACAGTAACCCCACTAAACGCAAAAGGCATAAAGCCATAGACGGTTGAACCATCTTTGCCTAGCGCGTCTTCATTTACCCAGTAATTTTGAAAGTTGTACCGCACAGTTCCGCTTGCGCTTTTGAGCGTTAGGTACTGCGCAAAAGCAAGTGATTCTGCCATTAGATTCCAACCTTACGGCGTGTAGTTGTATTTTGACGCAAGCTGTTCAGCGCACGCTGCTCACCCTGTTTAGCGCCTTGTGCAGCCGCTTGCTGCATCCCAGCCTGGAATTGATCTGCGGTCACGTAATCGACGCTGTTGATGCGCTCCACGCTATAGCGCACGTCAATTGGCTGCATTGCGGCGGATCCGGCACCGCTCTCTGAGTCTGTCCCACCACCAGCCGGTCCACCAGCAGATCCAGGTGAGCGGCGATAACGCCCCATTGCACCATCAAGTTTCGCTGCGACGCCAAGCTTTCCATCGGCGCCACGCTTAAGCGGCATGATCGCCTCAGGACCAGCCTCGCCCATGAGGCCGTTTTGCATCTCGCCACCCTTGGCGTATTTGAAGAAGGTTGGGCGAGTGACGATGCCGCCCGTAGCGAAAGGTTTAATGCTGTTCTGAGCAAAATCAGCCTGACCACCAGCGAAGAAAGCACCTTTAGCTGCCAAGCCGCTGAACATGTCACTGATATTTCCAGCGCCAGTATCCAAGCCAGTGTTGGTGGCTTTTCCGAGTGCGCCAGGCACTTCACCACCGCCGCCACCACCGGAAGCTAGGCCAGCAAACGCCTTCGCAATACCAATTGCAATATATGTTGCGATCATTTTGGCGCCCTCTTGAATCAAAATTTGACCAACATCTTTCAAGAAATCGGCAAATATTTCTTTGACAGTTGTAGTGCCTTCAATCAATCCACTGATTCCGTTGGCTATTGAGTTGCCAATTGCATTGCCGATATTTTGGGAAATGCGAACAGCAAGAGCTTCGAGGTCTTTTAGTTCAGCCTCAGCCTGCTCAATAAACTGCTGAAGCTTGCCCTTCTCTTCCGGTTGCGCTGCAGCGGCAAGGTCTTTTAGGCCCGTTTCTTTGCTACCTAAACGATCTATTAGGTCTTGTGTTCCCTGCGCCTCCTCCGGTTTACCTGCTTCCAACAGAAGCGCCCTGCGAATTTCTAGCCTTTCTTTTTCTACCTTTAACATGTTTTCAATTTGAATATATTCCAGCGCAAGTGCTTCCTTCATGCCTGTCGCAACCAGCTCTTGCAGGCGCTGCCTGTCTTCCAATTGAGTCGTGTAAGACTTCGCTAAATCGTCTGATTGCTGCGTAATTTCAACAAGATTTTGCTTTTCCGCTTGCTGAAGCCTAAGCTCAGTGTTTTTGCGAGCTTCATTGGCTCTAATCATCAACAGGTCGCGCTTAACCTTGGCTTCGTCTGCGGGGATTTTTTCAAGGGCAATTTTTTGAATATCTCCTTGAATTTGCGCTAATTCGCGTTCGCCTTCAAGCCTGATTTGCAAGAATTGATTTTCGGCAAGCTGTGCGTTTCTGATCTTTTCGTTGATCTGTGCAATTTGCTGCTGAACGGCAAGCTCTGCCATAAGCTGTGGGA